ATATATTATTATTATATTTATATATATAATATTAACCGTATATATATATGTTATATGATTATTTATTATATATAATAGTATTATGTATTATTATTATATATCTATATTATTATTATATAGTTATTATATGTATATTATTATATTATATATAGTTATCTAGCATTATAAGAACGGCATCAGATCAAGGACGAGACCAGGGCGAAAAATGTAACCTCAGTAAATATATTTTTACATTGTAAAGTATATTTTACGTCCGTTCGGTCGTAAAGTATTATTACTTGACACCTGCTAGGTGCTAGCCAGATCAAGTACACAATATATCATCTATGAATAACTATTCGTTAAAGTCATATTTAGCGCATAGTTAGAAAACACTAAAAGCTTTATAAATACAGGGTTTGCAAGGTTTTTTAATTCCTTGGATGCTTTAATATTACAAAATTATTACAATTATTACAAAAATGTTACAAAGAAACACCCACTGAACCAGGGGGAGGGGTTACAGGGGAAAACAGCCAGATCCGCCCCACTTACCTCCCCAAATATTCCCCAAAAACAAAAAGGCACTTTCTCCCCTACCTAACCCTATATTGAATATATAAATACTCATAATAATAACCTGTAATATGCAATACTATAATAATATATATATTATATATATAAATATAATTAAGAATAGTATAGGTTAGTATAGTATAGGATAGAGTATATTGGGTATACCACCTTGGGTATACCATAAAAATTTCAACTTTCCCTTGTATGTGGTATAACTATGTGTATGGAGGATATAAGTATGTTAAGTTTGATAGATACAATCGTGCTGATGTGGGTAGCAATAAGGCTAGATGCACCAATGTGGGTACGATTATTGCTGATAATACCAATGTCATATATCGTGACAAGTTTCATACATGGTTTTATTTTAGGAATAATACATAATCGACATAAAAAACGATAAGGAGAAAGATTTATGGCTGATGAAAAGAACGAGATAGCACCACAGAAAACAGGTAAACCGAGGTTAATGACAAAGGCATGGGATGAACTGAAAAAAGGTGGTGGCTTGTGCATACCTGCTGAACAGGCAGTACAACTAATGTCAGAGAATGAAAGAGTACAGCTAAACGGAGAAGATGTAAAAATGAGAGTAGCAGAGTATTTTGCATCTTGTCAGCGTGAGATAATCAACGAAGAAACAGGGGAAAAGGAATGTGTATGGGCAAAAGCACCAACAAAAAGTGGTTTAGCACTTATGTTAGGTATAACAAGGCAAAGTCTATACGATATTCTTAATAAACCTAAAAGCGAGAATGGTGGATATGCGACTAAAATTCTTCCAGAAGCGATACCATTCCTAAAAAGAGCAATGGACTTTATCGAGGTTTACTATGAAGAAAAGCTAGGTGAGAACCGCAATAATGCAGGTACAATCTTTTGGCTGACAAACAAGAGTAACTCAAAATGGTCAAATGAACAGGAATTTAAGTTTGGTAAGCAGGAACAGGTTGAGGAAAAACAGCTTACACTTGAAGATTTGAAACAGATGGAGGATGAAGAAGATGAAATTTGACGATAATATAGACATTGAGAAATCAGTAATGGAACAGTTAGATGAATATGCTGTTGCTGTAAATCGTTTTGTTCCAAAGAAAGAAGATTACAGCTATAACTTTGCTGATTTGGAACATGATTTTCATAGAGGTGCAATATGGGGTATGGCTATGATGCTAGAAACCCTGCAGACATTAGATGCGAACCATGATTTTGAAAATCTTGCTGATAATAGCACACTTGGCAAGATAAAGTATGAAATCGAAGCAGAATATCTGAACGAAGTGTTCAATGATATGTTATCCACTATGAATATGACACTTGTATCATTTTTAGACGAGGAAAACAGTAACAAAGATTATGAAGAATAAGATAGTTCCTTTGCATTTCAAGGAAAAACAGGCAGAATACTTGCAATATGCAACACAAAAGCTGTCCGAAACAATAATGAATGGTCTGAACGATAAAAGTTTAGACCTTTTGTTAAAAATAGCGAAAAGTGGCTTTAATGTGTATGATTGTAAGGGAAAAGCACTTGAAATAACCGATTTTTTGAAAACTGAACTTGATAACAAGGTTGGTGGAGTGTGGAAAAAGGAAAAATGGGCAAGTAAGAATGGTATAAGCCTGTCACAACTTCATAACATCAAGGAAATCAAGCAATATTATGAAGTCTTGAAACTTGAAGCACAGAATATGCGGTTTGAAAGCTATTTGTTGTACCTAGAGAAGAACAGACCACCAAAAGAGCGATTTTATGCACCAAAAATCAAGCAATATCAGAAAATTGGTGTTATCAATGCTTTGCAAAGGCTAATTGATGATGAAACAGACATACTTTGTATATCAATGCCCCCAGGCACAGGCAAAACAACACTAGAAAAGTTCTTCCATAGTGCTGTAATGGGTTGGTTTCCAGACGATTACAACCTGTTCTTTAGTCATTCAAGCGATATAACAAGAATGTATTATGATGGTGTGCTAACAATACTTACCAATGGACTAGATTACACATGGCATGAGATTTTCCCAACACTAGCAATCACAAGCACAAATGCGAAAATGATGCAGATCAACATAGGCAAGTATAAGCCATTCCAAAACCTTATGACAGCTTCGGTTGGTTCTGAAATGAGTGGTAAGGTAAGAGCAAGTAAGTTTCTGTTTGTCGATGATATGATTGGTAAGATTGAAGAAGCACTTAACAAGAATACCTTGGATAAGTTGTGGAACATCTATACCACAGATGCAAGACAGCGAAAAGTAGAAGGCTGTAAGGAACTAATTATAGCAACAAGATGGTCAGTAAATGATGTTATAGGGCGATTACAAAGGTCTTATGCCAACAGTAACAGATGCGAGTTTATAGCTGTTGCCGATATAGACGAAACAACAGGTGAAAGCAATTTCAACTTTGAATTTAATGGATTTACAGTTGAATTTTACCATGACCAACAGAAACTTATGGATGATATATCCTATAAGTGCTTGTATAAAAATCAGCCTATTGAGCGAGAAGGTTTACTGTATCACGAAGATGAATTAAGACGATACCTAGAATTGCCAATGCGAGAGCCAGATGCAATACTTGGTGTATGCGATACCAAGTCAAAAGGTACAGACTTCCTTGTATTACCTGTTATGTATCAATATGATGGTGATTTCTATATGACAGATTGTATATGCACCGACAGTTCAGATTATGGTGTGCAATATGGCAGAATGGCAAATATGATAATTGATAACAATATGCAACAATGCGAGTTTGAGTCAAACAGCGGTGGTGATAGAGTTGCATTTGAGGTTGATAAGTTGGTTAAAGATAAAGGTGGTAGATGTAATATAACCACAAAACCGACAGAAACCAACAAGGAAACAAGAATTATTGTTAATGCCGATTGGATAAAGAAACACGTTTTGTTCAAAGATGCTTCAATGTATGGACAGCGTACAGATTATGGCATATTTATGGATTGGCTATTATGTTATTCAGTGGCAGGTAAGAATACACATGATGATGTTCCAGATGCGCTGGCCAACTTTGCACTTTTTGTAACAAAGTTGAACAATAAACCAAAACCAACAGCGATAATAAGGGGAGGATTGTTATAAATGGCATACACAGCAGATGAATATTTAGGGCAGGTAAGGTTGATAGATCATAAAATTGCAAATTATAAGTATCAGATAGACAATTTAAGGCTTATGGCAATAGGTACAACTTGCCCAACAGATGCAGACAGGGTAAAATCGAGTGGTTCACAAGACCCTATGGGAAATTTGGTGGCAAAGATAGCTGATTTGTCAGCCGAAGTTGAAAATTTGTTTAATTGGAAAATGAGCATAGCAAAGAAACTTGAAAAACTGCCATTCAAACAATATAATGTGCTGTATCAACGATATTTTATGTTCAAAACCCTAAAAGAGATAGCAGATGATATGGATATGTCAGAAAGCAACATCAAAAAGATAAAGAAAAAGGGTTTAGAGCAATTCACAATGCAATTTATTGACAAAAAATGATGAATTTATACCATTTTATACCAATTTATACTTGAAAACATAATAAAAGGTTGGTTATTGTTAAGTTGACAAGATGATAAATTGTTTTAGTCACTTTTTAATCACTTTCTTGGGAAACACCTTACAGATGTAGGGTGTTTTTCAGCTTTAAGGAGAAAAAATGCTGTTAGGTAGACAGGTTATCAAAACAGATGTTGATAAGATAGATGCAGAAAACATCATAGAGGTATTGAAAAAGGCTTATGCACAGCACGAAGTAAATGCAAGAGATTGTAAGTTTCTCCTTGAATATGAGAAGGGAAATCAGCCTTTACAGCGTGAAAAGAAAATAAGACCAGAAATTGACATTGAAGATATAGATAATGTTGCCAATGAAATAACCACATTCAAAAAAGGTTATCATTGGGGAAATCCAATAACTTTAGTCCAAAGAGGTAGCAAAGACAGCGGTAGTAAAGAAGAAGCCGAAGCAATAACATTGTTGAATGAGTGCTATTCAGATTTAGGCATAAAGGCAAAGACAACAGAACTTGCGAGATTTGTTGAGATATGCGGTATTGGATATACCTATGTTGATATAAATGCTGATGATAGCGAAACAGATGTACCATTTACAGTTGATGTACTTGAACCAGAGAACACATTTGTTGTTCGCAGTAGCAAATATCCAGATAAAAGGATAATGCTTGGAGTATCATTTAGTGTTGATGAACAGAAAAATAAGTATTTTACCTGTTTTACAAAGAATTTACGCTTTGAAATTTCAAATTGGGAAATAACAAGTGTAGCACTAAACCCACTTGGAATGATACCTATTGTTGAATGGATAAAAGACCATGACAGAATGGGTTGCTTTGAAAGACAGATACCAGATTTAGATACGCTAAACATCATGGAGTCAGATGTATGTAATGCAACAGATGAAGCAGTACAGGCAATATGGCATTGCAATGATGTTGAGTTTCCAGAAGATGAAGAAGGAAAACCAATAAAGCCAAAAACAGGTGATTGGTTACAGACCTTTACAAATGAAAAAGGTTCACATCCGTTTGTTACACCACTTAAATCAGCTTTTGATTATGCAGGAAACTTACAGAACATAACAAATAAGCGTATGCTCATATTACAGAAATGTAATGTGCCAATGCGAAATAATACAAGTGGTGGTTCAACAGGTATTGCTATGAGTGATGCAAGTGGTTGGTCTAATGCCGAAGTTGAAGCAAGTTTCTTACAAGGCATCCAGGAAGATTGCAAAATGCGAGAAGTAAGACTTGTGTTAAAAGCAATTCAGAAATCGCCACTTATTGATATAAACAATCCAATGCTTACACTTAAAGCAAGGGATTTAACACCTAATATCAAGCGACAGAAAACATACGAACTTGCAACAAAGTCAAACTTTATTAGTACACTTCTTTCACATGGTTTTGATGGCGAGTCAGTTATTAAGACAGCTAATGTGTTTGATGACCCTATGCAGGTTTGGAATGATAGCAAAGAGGGTATATTGAAGTATCAAGAAACCCTTTATGCTAAAGCCAACGAGGGCGAAGGTGGCGAAGGTGAGAAAGCACCAGATGCAGGTAAGAAATTACAGGATATGTCAGACCAAGCAGGTAATAGTCCAAACATAGATAAGAATAGAGCATAGGTATGGATGAACTTAACGAGTTAGGCAATAGCATAGAAGTTGAGGACATAGTTGAGTATTTCTCAAAGATGGACTTAACGGAAGAACAGAGAAAAGAAAGAGAAGAAATGGCAGATAAACTTAACAATTATCTGTTAATCTTTCTTAATTTAATTGCTGTTCAAATTGAATATAGTAAGTTTAACCGAGAATACCTAATAACAACACTTGAAAATGAGTTTTCAAAGATCGTGGCTGAAACAGTTGTACTTGATGATTACCTAAAAAGGTATATCAACCACTTTTCAAGCAATTATGTTGATACAACATACATTCATTTAATGAAAGATGCTGAAACAGAGTGGTGGACAAGTACAGAAAGAGCGTTATTTACAGCCGAGAATGAAAGTAATGGTGTACTTAACTATTCTGACTATCTAAAGGCTATTGATAATGGCTACACCAAGAAGAAATGGATAACAGAAAAGGACAATCGTGTAAGAAAAACACATAGACCTTTAAATAATCAAATTATTGATATAAAGAAACCATTTCAAGTTGGAAATAGTCTTATGATGTTTCCAAAAGATACATCATATTTTGCAAGTGAACGTGAAATAGCGAACTGTCGCTGTTCCATAAAATACATTCGTTAAATTAGCCAATAGGCTATTTTATATAAAATAAAACGCAGAGAAGCGTATACCACACAAAATAGGCAGAGAAGCCACAAAAACGCAGGGAGGAAAACAGAATATGGCAGATGTATTAGACAACAACAATGGTGGTCAGCAGGGTGCTGACGGAAACAACAACAATGGTGGAACAACACCTCCACCAGAACCAAAGACACCAACAATCGAGGACTTACAGTTACAGTTAGCCGAGGAAAGAGCAAAGGCACAGAAATTCAAGTCAAGTTTTGACAAGGTTTCAAGTGAAGTTGCCGAGTACAAGAAACAGTTAAGAGCAAAACTTACCGAGGACGAGCAGAAACAGCTTGAAATCGAGGAAGAAAGAGCAAAGCAGGCTGAATACATTAAGGAACTTGAAGATTTCAAGAAAATGTCAGATGCTACAAATAGGTATTTATCAGTTGTTGGTATGAGTGCTGAACTTGCCAAAGAAGCAGCAGACGCTGAACTTAATGGCGATATGGATGCACTTGCACAGGTTTACAGTAAGCACAATGAAATGGTTAAAAAACAGATGGAAACAGAGTTTCTAAAAGGTAGACCACCAATTAACAATGGTTCTAATGGTTCTGCACTAACCAAAAAAGATATTTTAGCAATTACTGATCCTGTTGAAAGACAAAGATTAATTGCTGAAAATATAGAACTATTTGAAAATTAACAAAAATTAGGAGGACAAAGATATGCCACAAGCTAATCTCACAAAGTCAGTAAACATTGCCACAAGAGCAAGAGAAATCGACTTTGTAACAAGTTTCCAGGATAATTGGAACGCATTAAGAACAATTATGGGTATTTCAAGACCTGTAAGAAAAGCACCAGGAACAGTGCTTAAAACAAAGAAAGCAAGCATTACACTTAATAATGGTAATGTTGCTGAAGGAGAAGTTATCCCATTATCACTTGCACAGGTAGCTGAGTCAACATTTGGTTCAATTACAATCGAGAAGTACGCAAAGGCTGTATCAATCGAAGCTGTAAATGAGCATGGTGCAGAGGATGCTGTTGTAAAGACAGATGAAGCACTTAAAAATCAGTTACAGAAGAAGATAATGAACGCTTTTTACGCATTCATTCAGACAGGTACACTTACAGCCACAGCATCAACATTCCAGATGGCTATTGCTAATGCACTTGGTCTTGTAAAGGATAAGTTCGACAAGATGGAAAAGACCGTAACAAGTGTAGTTGTATTTGTCAACACACTTGACGCTTATGATTATCTTGGAGTTGCAAATATCACTATTCAGACAGCATTTGGTGTAGATTACATCAAGAACTTTATGGGTGCTGAAACAGTAATTCTTTCATCATTCATTCCAAGAGGTAAGGTAATTGCAACACCTACTTCAAACATCATCAACTACTATATTGATCCATCTGATAGCGATTTTGCTAAACTTGGACTTGAATACACAGTTGCAGGTGAAACAAACCTTGTTGGTTTCCATGCTGAAGGCGATTACACAAGAGCAGTTGGTGCAACATACGCAATTATGGGTATGACACTTCTGGCTGAATATCTTGATGGTATCGCTGTAATTACAGTAGGTTCAACACAGAAGTCAGTAACACTTGATAAGGCAGTTGATACAGTTGCAGTAGAGGGTACAACAACACTTACAGCAACAACAGTTCCTGCAGGTGAAACAGTAACATGGGCATCTTCTGATACAGACATTGCGACAGTTGCCGCAGGTGTAGTTACAGGTGTAGCAGTTGGTACAGTTCTTATCACAGCTAGTCTTTCTAGTGGTGAAAAGGCTTCTTGTGCTATTAGTGTAACACCAAAGAACGCTTAATAAACCAATGGGAGGGTAAAAGTAATGAAAGAATACAAAGTTCTTATCGCTTTTACTGACTCAAAGGATGATAGGTATGTATACCAGGCGGGGGATAAGTACCCTCGCCTTGGTTATATGCCATCAAAAGAAAGAGTCACAGAATTAAGTGGCAAAAATAACACTTTTGGCAAGCCTTTAATTGAGTTAGTGAAGAATGATAGCGAAGATGAAGAAAAGTCCACAGATGAGCCTAAAAACGAGGTAAAAAGATATACAAGGCGAACAGTTGCATCTAGGACAGTAAGAGATTGACATTAAGGAGTGAAAAATGGCACTTGCAGATGAAATATTAGCTGATTTAGGTTCTGAACTTGAAGTGACAGATCCAGATTATAATAGTGCTATTTTAAGCACTAAAATCAATATAGCTATTAAGAAAGTTACCAACGCTAGAAATTATCCAGAGCATTATACACAGGAACGTATCAATGCTGATTTGGAAAAGTATTATACACAGATAAGGGATATAGCCTTGTATATGTATAACAATATTGGTGTTGATTTTGACAAGAATTACACAAGTAATAAAATGTCAAGAGAAGTGATAAGCGAGAGCGAGTTGTATCGTGGGATAAACAAGATAGCAAGAATATAGGGGATAACGCATGGAGAGTTTAGTTTCAGCATTTATAGTAGGTGTATTAGCCTTACTAGGAACAGTAATAACAGCTAGAGCAAATTTCAACAAGACACACGCTGAAATGGATAAACACATGGCTGTTCAGAATGAAAAATTAAGTGAGCTTACGAGAGAGATTAGAAGTTATGAAACTATCGTAAATGAAGTTCCTGTTCTAAAACAGCGTATAGTTGCACTTGAAAAGACAACATTCGGTTAGGAGTGATATTATGAGCAACAAAGTATATGACATTCTCAAACAGATAGCACTTGTATGGTTGCCTGCACTTGGAACACTATATTTTGCACTTGCAGGAATATGGGGTTTACCTTATGCAGAACAGATAGTTGGAACAATAACAGCTATTGATACATTCCTTGGTGCTATTCTTGGAATAACCACAGTACAGTACAAGAAGAACAAGGGTAAGAAATAATGCGACAGCCTAGACGAGATAAAGTGAATATGTACTATTCGCTGTTCAATTCTAGCACACCAGAGTATGAACTTGATGAACAGGGTAACATAGTCTATACAGAAGTAGATGGACAGCAAGTGCCTAATTTAGTTGGAGAAGAAACACCGACTTATGGCACACCTGTTGCGTTTAAGGCTAGTATATCTAGTGAATTAAACGAAATGCACGTTAAATCTTATGGTGTTGACCAATCAAGCATTTATTCTGAAATTGTTACAGAAAAGAACCTAGTGCCTATTAAAGTAGGTTCACTAATATGGGTTAAGAGTCCTATTGAATGGGAAGATGAAGAACATACAATTCCAAAGGCTGAAAGTGCTGATTACACAGTTGTAGGCTTAATGGACGAAAATATGTATTGTGATATGTACCTGTTACAGAGAAAGAGTAACGAGCAATGATTTTAAATTTTGAAGTCAAGGGATGGAAAGAAACAAAAGAAAAAATAGAAAAGTATCAGAAATCCATTGATGATAGAGCAGAGATTTTTATTAGCAAGTTACTTGATAAAGGTATTCAAATAGCTAACTTACACAAAAACAGTAGTGTGTTAGCTGAAAATAATACACAAAATCTAGGACAGTTTGTAACCTTTACTAAAGAGGTAGAGGGCAAAACAGGTAAGTTAATAGGTGTTGATATTCCAATACAAACAGCTTGGAAAAATAGTTCTGGTATACACACAGCCACAGTATTTCCATTGTTAATGTTAGAGTTTGGTTCAGCTTTTTTTGCTGATCCACCACAAAAACGATTTGGCGGCGAGGGTGGTAAAGGAACTATGGCAACTGCAGGTCACGAAAATGATTTAGAATGGTGGTGGATAGACCTAGATGGTAGAAGGCACAAAAACTATTCTATCAGACCGACTTCACCAATGTATAACGCATACAAAGAAATGCTGCTAGATATAAAGCAGATAGCAAAGGAAGTTTACGAAAATGGCAAATAATTGGATTTACACAAAAGAAAATTCAATATTCACGATTTTAACAACAAAGATCAAGAAGAAATATTCAGACATTACTTGTACTAGAGATGGTCAGCCAAGTGATGCAACAAACCATTTTCCATGTATGTATGCTAGGTTTCTTTCAATAGAACTAGGCGAAACCCTTAATGATGATGAAGTTAATGCGATAATGTCAACTATCAAATTAACAGTTATCGGTAACAAAACAGTTACAATGAACAAAACAAGGCAGATAGCCTTTGATTGTATCACAATTCTTAAAGGGTTGGGGTACAAAGCAACAATGATGCCACAAATACAGGAAACAAACAACGAAACAATAGTTTATGTTTTTGAAGTCCGTAGAGTAATAGGGGCATTAGACACGATTAAAGGATAAAAGGGAAATTCCCATTATCATACACTTAATAATTATTAGGAGGAAAAAGAAATGGCAGGTAAAGCACTTTCAACCATTGGTGTTAAGTTTGGTTGGCAGTTAGCAACAGCAACATCAAGTGGCTACACATACGAAAACGCTTGGGAGCAGATTGAGGAATGTGTTTCTATTGGTGGTGTTGAAACTACTAAAGATAAACTTGATGCTACACCACTTGAGTCAAAGGTTAAGAAGTATGTAGGCGGTCATGCTGATACAGGTGGTGAACTCGTTACAGCTTTCAATGCGTCAGATACATTTGAAGCACAGTGGGCAAAGATGATGACAGCATACGAAGGAAAAACAGCAACACAGGTTCTTGCTTTTTGCGCTTATCATCCAGATAGAGCAAAGATGCACCTTTATATTGTTGAGCCAGGTGTACTTCCTAGACCAGAGTACGCAGTTGGTAATGTATTACAGTATTCTGTATCTAACGTACTTGTTGACTTACCAGACGATATTGCAAAGGTTGAGCCAACAGTTACAGCTTAATAAGAAAAAACATCCCTAGGGAATGGGGTGGGGGAGAAATCCCCTGCCCTCCCAAGGGGATAATATTTTACTTTGGGAGGATAAAAGTATGAAAACATTTACAATCAATGGAAAAGAGTATAATGCCAAGGAATTAACCTATGGTGATATAAGAAAGATGGAGTCATTTGGACTTAACCTTATGACAGACATTACATCAATACAGGCAAAGGTATTTTCTTACACAAGTGGTTATCTTGCTGTATGTGGTGGATTTGGAATTGATGTTGCTGACAATGAAATGAACGAGCATTTTATAAATGGTGGCGATTTCACAGAAATTTCAGAAGCATTTGTAGAAAGTTTGAGTGAAAGTCGTTTTTTTCAAGCAATGGTCAACAATGCAACGAAGAATACAGAAAAGAAGAAAACAGTATCAAAGAAAGCGTAGAAAATTACACTGATTTTACTGATATGATATACAAAAACATCTTACCTTACGCACTAGCGATAGATGTACCATACGAAGTATTTTGGGATATAAACCCTAGAATATTAGATAGTTTCATTGAAGCGCATAGAATAAAGCGTAAAAAGGAAGATGAATTGCAATGGACTAATGGACAGTATATGTTAAATGCCTTGATAGTTGCACTAGATAAAGCGTTTAATGGTCAAAAGGCTGTATCTGAATATCTTGAAAAGCCTTTATATTCTGACATATTAAGTACAGAGCAAGAAAAAGAGATAAATGAAGAATTTGAAAAGCGTAAAGCGTTGGAACAGTTTGAAGCTGAACAACGTGCTTTGAGAGCAAACTTCTTTTATAATAAAAAATTAAGAGAAAAGGAACAGGGCAATATCCAATAAGGGTGTTGCCCTTTTTTCTTTAGGAGGACAAAACAATGGCAGATAATAATAGCGATTTACAGTTGGTAGTCACAGCCGACACTTCAAAAGCACAAAGAGCCATTAACAGACTTGAAAAAAGCCTTGCTAATTTGTCTAACACAATGAACACCTTTACAGGTGGCAAAGCAGGAAAAGGACTTAATGAAGTATCTAATTCATTAAAGAGTATTTCAGAAGCCAACACAAAACTGAATACTAGAGGCCTTAACAGCCTACTTAAAGTACAAAGTAGCCTTGCTAATAAATCTGGCAATGTTGCTTTTGCTACTAGGAGTATGTCAAGTGCATTTAGTGGACTTGTGCCACATATCAACAGGGCAAATAGGTCAACAAAAGGCTTTGTAAGTTCTATTGGTATGTTTTATGCCAAGTTTTTCCTTGCTATTCGTGCTGTAAAAGGACTTGGAAATGCTATCAAGTCAAGCATGGGTATGCTTGAAACTTACAACTATTTTGATAATGTAATTCAGACTTTATCAAAGAAACAGGTTGAAAGTATGGGCGATATTGGTACAGATAGTGCCAAGGCTTATTATGACAGTTTCTATGAAGAATACTCTAAACAGGCTAGAGATTTGACTAGAAAAATGAGTGGTTATGAGATAGACGAAAGAGGTATGATGCGTCTTGGTGATGCAACAAACCTTGGTCTTGACCCTAATATGCTGATGAATTATCAAGCACAGTTCGCACAGCTAGCAACATCTATTGGCACAAGTGCTGATAATGGTATGAAACTGTCTAGGGCATTATCTGAAATATCAGCAGACCTTGCATCCGTAAAGAATATGGACTTTAAAGATGTGATGGACAACGTATCAAGCGGAATGGTGGGGATGAGCAGAAGTGTCGATAAATTCGGCATTAACGTCCGTAACACAGCATTACAAGAAAAACTGTATGAACTTGGAATAGATAAAAGTATTGCCAAAATGTCACAGGCTGACAAGGCATTACTTCGTACTATTGTTATCTTGGATAGTTCAAGATATGCGTGGGGAGATTTGAGTAGAACACTTGATGCACCTGCTAATCAGTTAAGAGTATTACAGGCTAGTTTTGCTTCACTTTCAAGAACTATTGGTAGTATGTTCCTTGGAGTGTTACAGCAGATATTACCATACATAAATGCGGTAGTAATAGCATTACAGAGGTTAGCACAGTACATTATTGATTTCTTTGGAATAAAGATACCTAATGTTACGTCACAGGCAGGTGATATGTCAAACTTTGCAGATGTAATAGAAGAAGCAAGTGACAACCTTGGTACAGGTGCAAGTAACGCAAAGAAACTTAAACAGAACTTACTTGGAATTGATGAACTTAATATAATCAACGATAGCGGTAGTTCAGCAAGTGGTAGTCCAGGTACAAGTGCTACACCAGAATTGCAAAAAGCGTTAGATGCAATCCTTGACGAGTATCAAAAAGTATGGGATGAAGCTTATGCACAGGTTGAAAACAAGGCACAGAAACACGCACAGGCTATAATAGATGCCTTTAAGAAGGGCGATTGGCGAGGACTTGGCAGTTATATTGCTGATAACCTTGCAAAAGCACTTGAAGCGATACCTTGGGATAAGATTAAGAAAGGTGCAGGTGAACTTGGTAAAGATGTAGCCGAGTTTATGAATGGTCTTTTTGATCCACGTTTATTCGGTGATATAGGTAAGACTTGGGCAGAATGGCTTAATACAAAGTTTACATTTATTGGCAATTTTGTTAAAACATTCGATTGGGTGAACGCAGGATTTAGCCTTGCAAGTGCTGTTAATGGCTTTATAGATACCATAGATGTAGTTTTAATTGCTACTGCGATAAGTGATGCTATTAAGGGCGCATTAGATTTGGCTATATCTTTAATGGCTAATATTGATTGGTATAAATTAGGCTATAAAATAGGCACATTTCTTGCAAATATTGATTGGCTAGGCATTTTAAGAAAAGTTGCAACAGCAATTTGGACAGCTTTAACAGGTGCTTTAACAGCAATGAGTGGTTTGTTTGATGCTAACCCTATTGCAGGTATAATAGCTACTGCTATCGGTGGTGTAATGGTATGGTCTAAAATGTCAACAGCGGTCACAGCACTTGCTAAAGTGTTTACTTCTAGTCCTGCCATGAAATTATTTGCTAGTGTAGGCGAAAAGATAATTTTCCTTATTTCTGGTGGAATGGTTGGAGAAGGTGGACTTACTACTATTTCAGAAATAGGTGCTACATTAGGTACACATTTTTCAACAGCTTTTGTTGGTGCAATAATTGGTTATCATTTAGGTGATAAGATAGCAAAAGCAATATATGGCGAAGAATGGACTTTATCAAACAACCTTGATATGGTTGCCGAAGAATTAAGCGGTAAAGGTGCAGAAGATAGAGCAAAGATACAGAAACAAGGCTATTATGCTGAAAGTAGACAGCAGATGGTGGGTGCTAAAGATGCACTTGCTAACGCAGGTCTTGATGTTGATAACATTTATAACAGCATTGATGCACTTACTAAACTTGATGAAGCACTTAACCATTTAGCTTACCAAGAAATTGATTGGACTAGCATGGATAGTTTTGAGTCAGCATTATATGATGTTGAAAGTGCGTATGGCGAGTTGGATGGTGCAACAGTTGATTATCTGTATACATTACAGGAAAACTACGCTAGTCTTTCTGATTATGACAAATTGTTGTTAAATCAAGCCTATGGAATGGGTGAGTTTACAACACAAGAAGAAATTAACATAAAGACACAGAAAGAACACGCTGACCAAACAGCCATAACCACACAGAAACTTGCAGACCAACGTAATGAGTTTAAGAACTTGCCTAGTGAAATGCAAAAAGGCATTGAAATGTACGAAAAGAGTACAGGTAAGTTAAGTGGCTATACAGAGGAAATCAGAAAAAATATTGCAATGGAAAACCTTGCTAAAGGTTCTTATGAGAGATCAACTAATGCAATAAATGCTACACAAGATGCAATTAGACAGTATGTTGCTGAACAGGGTGGATATGTTAAGGCATTAGACGACTCTATTCAAGGTACAGAGGACTTGGCTACATCATTACAGGATATGGGTGTATCAAGTGATGAATTATCTAGTTATCTTTCAGTTTTGAAAGATGAAGATATACCAGGACTTGAACAATCAGCAAGTCAGATGGTTGATTTGCTTAATGAACAAATACCAACAACCATTGATACCTTTGAAAAGTTTGCTAATGGTGCTAAAGGCTATATCAGACAGGTTAAGACTTATTGGGAAAACAGTTTCTTACCACTCTTTACCGCAGATGCAATAACACAGGCATTTGTAGATTTAGAGCCAACAATGACAACTATTTTCAGTGGAATGGCAAGTGCTGTTATTGGTATCGTAAATAGAATGATAGATGCTATCAATGATGCGTTTGATATTTCATGGGATGCGGTTGAGGTCAATGGTGAAAAGGTAGTTGAAGCAGGTTCAGCACAACTTATCAAGATAAATCGTATTGAAGGCTTTATGAATGGTGGTTTTCCAAGTGGTGACATTTTCATGGCTAATGAGTACGGAAATGCTGAAATGATAGGTAGAATTGGCAATAATACAGCGGTAGCAAACAATGACCAGATTGTAAATGCAGTATCAAGCGGTGTTAGAGGGGCAATAGCCGACATAATGATACCTTATCTATCACAGATAGCAAACGATACAAGAGAGTGTGCTAACAAGGATTTAGAGGTCAACATTGGCGATAGAGAAATAGCTAGAGCAAATGCTAGGGGAGTATCTAGCATGGGTAGAACTATCATACAGACAGTATAAGGAGTTAAAAAATGCAAAGTCCAAGTAATTTACTATTGATAAATGGTGTTGCTTGTCCTTGCCCTATGTATGGCATTGAAATAATAAAGTCCGTTGTTGTAGACAGCGGACGAAATGCCAAGGGGGAAGTTGTAGGGCAGAAAATCGGTAGAACATTGTATAAATTGAATAACCTAGAGTGGAGAGGACTAACCATAGATGAATGGGATAGAATTGAAAGTGCCTTGAACGCTAATGGATTTTTTGCTAAAGTAACATTTGTAGATACCGATAATTCAAGAAAAACAGTAACAATGTACCCAGGTGATGTAACAGCCAAGCCATTGTATGCTGAAAATGGTAGATATACCAAGTTTGAAAGCTGTAAATTCAACCTTATAGATGTTGGAAAAGTAGGAGAGGTTTAAGGATATGCACCGAGTATCAAGTGCCTATAAACAGGCAATGAAAGAACAGATAAGAGATATAGCCTATATGCGAGTTGGTCTTGGTGCTATTAACCTTGAAGCACAGGACAGTTGTAAGGCAGATGAAAGTAATACGTTTGCCTATTGGTCTAACGGAGAAAATCTATTTGCAGGACAGTATGAGGATAATGGTGTTGAGTATGCGACATTTGAAGAAAATTCTTTCAAACTTGATGGTAGCCTAAAATGGTTGCCTAGAGAGGAAGAAAAGGAACAGTGCAACAATGTATACGTCACAACAGAAAACACGCTAGAACCGATTAAAATTGCCTTTGATAAGGCATATAACATCAAAGGTATCACGCTTGACTTTGGTAGATACTATCCAACAGAGTTCAAGTTGATTTTAAGCGACAACACCGAGATAACATACAACAACACTGAAAGTATCTTTGTTAGTACAGATGTGTACAACAATACTGAATATATCATCATTCAGCCTATAACAATGGTAGGTGGTGAGGGCAGAATAAGGCTATATAACGCTTTAATGGGTGTTGGTCTTACATTTGGTAACAAAGAGATAGAAAATGCCACATTCAAGGAATTTTGCAGTGAAATCAGTGACGAGATACCAAGTGCTGATTTTGAATGTGCAATCCTTGATGAATATAACCACTTTAACATTGATAGTCGAGAAAGTTTTATCAACTTCCTAGAGATAGGACAGGAAGTCAAGATAGCCATAGGGCAGACACTTGAAGATAATAGCGTTGAGTGGATAGAGGTAGCTAACCTGTCATTATCTGAATGGTCTAGCACTAGAGGACATTTTAAGATAAGAGCCAAGGATAGATTTGCGTTTAGCAATTCAGAATATACCTTGTCTAACAGGATATATGATAGAACAGCTTATGCAGAAGCACAGCAGATATTACAGGATATGGGATATACTTCTGATGAATATCATCTTGATCCATATTTAGCGACAATAACCTTGCATAACCCACTTACAGGCAATCATAAGGAGTGCTTACAAGTTCTTTGCAATGCTTGTAGATGTGTTTACTATCAAGATAGTAGCGGTAAGGTATATATTAAGGCTAATTTTGGTCTTGTGGTTGAGCCAGAGGACATACAGGTAACAGCAACACATGAAAGCACTTGGTCTAACGCAGATACAGTTAAAATCGGTGCTACACAGCAGTATGCTGATTTTACCAAAGATACATTTAAGTTAGATGGTTCATTACACTTCTTACCAAGTGATAATATAGGCACACTAGATACAGGATATGTCACAGATGTAATTGCTGATGAAAACGGAGATTTTGAAAGTGGCAATTATCCAACACTTTCAATGCAGTTTGAAGCAGGATATACATATTATGGTATGGCTATTGTGTTTGGTGGAAATCCACCACCTAGCTTTATGGCAAGGACATATCTAGGTAATGATTTGGTAGAGGAAATAACCTTTACTGACCTAGAGAATGAGAACTACTTGTATTATGAATTTGAACTATTTGACAGAATAGATTTGATATTTGATAAGGCATATCCACATAACAGGATTGTGCTTAACAAGGTTGCCTTTGGTGATTTCAACGATTTCAACCTAACCTTGCACGATATGTACAATGAGCCTTACGGAACTAGGGAAGAAACCATCAAGGACTTATCTGTTAAGGTATGCACCTATGAGAATGATGAACACGATAAACCAAAACTTGTTGAGGATGAAGTGTATGTCACAGAAACCTTAAACACGTTTGGAACTAGCCTACTTGTTGTAAATCCACTTATAGATACACAGGCAAAGGCTGAAACCCTTGCAGAATGGCTTAAAAACTACTATTTGAGCAATGTTAATTATCAGATTAACTATCGAGGGGATGCAAGACTAAACGCTAGTGATATAATCAAGATGGAAAGCAATGTAGCAAATAACCTAATGATAGCAGTAAATGAACATTCACTTAAATTCAATGGTGGTTTAAGTGGGCAGATAGTAGCAAGAAAAGCATTAAAGAATATGGAGGTAAGCTAAAATGCGACAGGTAATTAAAAATCTTTTATATGACACATCAAAGGCTAAATTGGTATACAGAGAAACTGACACAATGAAACAGTTATGGCAGATGAACAATACAAAGTCATTTTTCTTTACATTCCAGGATGGACATATTGAACCAATATCCCTAGATAGTGCAAAAGAATATCTTGGACTTGTTGATGTTTCTGTCTACATTCAGATATTTGGAGAGCCACAGGAGGGTTAAGATATGGCTTTGATACCACCTAAAACAGATTGGGTTGTAACGGATAAACTTGCCTTTACAGACTATAACAGAATATGTAATAATCTTAATTGGGTAAAGGATGAAGCCAACGAGTTAGGATTTAGTTATCCAGAATGGGCAGTTATGACATTAGCCGAGGACTATTCAAGTATTCCTTATCCTAGTATGTTTAACACTATGATAGACAACTATAACCTACTTGATGATATTTACCCTAATTTTGAGCCGATAGAGGATGTTTATGTGACTAATGGGTATACAATTACCTATGAAACAGTAAACACGCTAGAACGGAACATTTTGCTACTCGATACAGTTCTTTCAGTAGCGAAAGCAAACATACCTAGACTTGCAATTACTCTAGGTGGCAACAACAAATTAAAGATTTAGGAGGAAAGCAAAATGGCTTTGAAAGAGAATTACAAAGACGATATACTAGATGTATCTGTCAATACCAAGCGTAAGTATCGTATGACAGAAAACGGTGACGGAACTGTCAGTTTTGAAGATGAAACCGAGTATTTACAGGAAGGCGATAACTTCGGTTCTGGTGCAATAAATCCAATAGCACACGCTATCAATGGTTTGAACAACTACAATTTCCATCCAAGCGGTAGCATAGACCTTGTTGCGTATATTGCTGATGATAGTTACTATCTTAACGAAGATAACAAGTATGTTCTTGCTGATAGTCCGACAGGACAGGCATTGATAACAAGTGAACCAAATACATATAAGGCACTTGCAAGTAACACAGATTTGTATGGCATAGAAGGCGAAGATACAGTTAGTGGATTTGAGCCATCTAGTACACCAATAACAGTAGGAGGAGAAACATTGAGTACGATAGATGATAAGTTAAACTTTTTATGTAATGGCGGTGGTAACAGTAAAATAACAGTTTTATCAAACTATCAACTTAAATTATATGCAATGCTTTTAGAAAATAATCAGATGCCAACAATAGAAATATCTATGGATATACAACATTCTGCTAGTTATACTATCACTGCTCATGGTACTTATATAGATGTAATCTGCACTGGTCAAGGAACTGGTGCCAGTGGCTGGGCTAGAATTGATATATACGCTAAACTCAGCGGAAAATATGCAATAAAAGGTTTCTCAACAAACGAAGATAGAGTAGTTACAGTAAATGCAAATGAACTTATTATTAGTGTTTCAGATATGGCAGGACATAATTTACCAGCACTTGTAAGTAACGAAACTGTAGCAACAATACAATATTTAGGAAATAACTAAACCAAGTTAAATAAAAAGAAAGTAGGTAGGAAAATGAAAAGACTTGTTGACATTTATCATTAAGTTAAGAGAGCGTCAGATTTATGCTGGCGCTCTTTTTGTTTGAAAATATGTTGTAAGAAATATTTCTTGTGTGCTATAATTTTATTAGAAATTGATGGCGGAATAGGTAGACGCTAATTAGTCAGAGTATTACAAGGCGGTATCGAAAAAAGATATTAGCTTTGGTTACTAAATCAAGAAATACTCATGTAGGGTGACAGAAATTCAAATCCTTACCTAGCTAAAATTTTTCTTGCAAACATATTGCTAGTATGTTACTATGTAATTGACCTTTTTACTGATATTTTTTAAATCTCATTCAAAAGAGAGGGTGTTGTCTTAACCGATAGCACCTTCTTTTTTTGTGCTTGAATACCAAGAATAGGTGTGGTAAGATGATGTTGAGTTGTAGTAACACTCCTTTCGTATAATCAATAAAATGTTGCCTTGTTGGTTTCTTTACTAGTCATCCCAACAGGGCAATAGAGCAGGGTGGAGAAGTTGGTATCTCACTTGAATAACAATAATGGTTCAAGAGTTCGGTGGTTCGAGTCCATCCCTTGCAATTTGGTTATTTTCTAGTAACCTACCCCCTTTATGACATCCCCATTACTTCGGTAGTGGCTTTTTCTTTACAGGTATGTTAATATGATATTGATTTGGTATGTTTTTACATATCTTTAATAGATTACCCCTTGCGCCAACAAGGGGTTTTCTTTTTTTATATTTTTATAAAATATTATAAAAAAGTATTGCATTATATTAAAAGGTGTGGTATTGTTATTACAGTTGATTTACCTAGGAAGGAGGTGTAATTGTGGAATTAAAGGATAATATCAGAAGATACAGACTTGAAACAGGCATAAGCCTTGAAGCACTAGCCAAGAAGTGCAATGTCAGCTATCCAACTATGCAACAGGTAGCAACAGGCAGACGAAAGGCAAGTGTTATGGTTGAAAGCAAGATTAGAAAGGTGGTTGGGTAAAAGTGTTAAATAAAATTGGAGTATGTTGTTTTGTACTTGGTATGGCAAGTGCCGATAGTGAATGGTGGTGGTTTCCACTAGGCATGATGCTCATAGGGGCAGGACTAACTTGGTTAGGAGAACATAGGCAGAATGGTTAAGTTATTACTGATACTGCTACTTGTGGCATACAGACCACAGGAAGAACAGTTTGTGCCAAGTGTGGAAGAATACGTTAGTCCACATGAATGGCAACCACAAGAAGTTAAACTGACATACTATATATGGACAGGTAATAGAACTGCTAGTGGTGTTTATCCTAAAATTGGGATGTGTGCATCAAACAGAGAACATCTTGGTGATGTAGCTGTTATATATAATCAAAACAAAGAATGTATAGGAATGTTTGAATGTACAGACATAGGTGGTACAGAAGGACTAAAAAAAGGATTTGTTATTGATATATATGCTCACGATATGGAAACAGTTTACCAATTTGCAGAAGATTATGGAACATCTGGATATGTTTTATGGGTGGAGGTAGAAGAATGATAGTATAGTGTTAAAGGTTTTCATTTTGAAAGTATTGGATAAGAAGGGAGGTAGAAATGTGAAATGTGACGGAAATTGCCTTAAATGTATATTTGAGGATTGCATTGCTAGTACAAAAGAAATACTAGAAATGGACTCAAAGGATAAAGGATATTATACAGGTCTTGGCAAATACGAAGAACTGACAACAGATCAAAAGTATTATGTCAGGAATCGTGAAAAGTACATAGCTAGGGCAAATAAATACTATGCTGATAACAAGGAAAAGCGTAGGGAATACAACCGCTTGTATTATCAGAAACATAAAAAAGAATTTGTTGCTAGAGCAATCCAATGGCAAAAAGAGAATGTGGAAGTAAAACGTGAATATGACAAAGAAAGAAAGAGGAAAGTTTATGAAGCTAAAAAGAATGGAACTAAAACAGTTTAAGGGTATCACAGAGAAGGTTATCAACTTCTTTGATTACACAATTATCAAAGGTCAGAATGGTTCTGGAAAAACAACTATTGCTGATGCTTATTTTTGGGCATTAACCAACAAGGACTATGCCTTAAATGATAACCCTAACATTAGACCTATCAACCTTGATGTAGATGCTAGTGTGCCTAGTGTTAGCCTTGTGTTTGACATTGATGGGGTGGAACTTACTTACACCAAGTCACAGAAAGCCAAGGTTAGTGGTGACAAGGTATCACTTATCAATGCCTATGAGATTAACAGCGTACCTAAAACAGAGCGTGATGCAAGGGAGTATCTTGCTGACAAGGGTATTGACCTTGATAAGCTACTTATTCTGTCACATCCAGATGTATTCGTTAAGGACATTAACGAAAAGAAGATAAGAGAGGATAGACGAAACATCCTGTTTGGTATGGTTAATGAAATATCTGACCTTGATATTGCCAAGAAGATAGGTGCTGATGATGTGGCTAAACTTCTTGAAAACTACACCAAAGAAGAAATTGAAGCCATGCAGAACGCTACTATTCGCAAATGCAAGGAAGAATATGGCAAGGATGGTGAGATAATTGATGCGGCTATTGTGGCAAAGGAACAGGCTAAAATTGAGGTTGATATACAGGCACTTACTGCTGAACGTGACAATCTCAAAGCGAAACTTGCTGATAACGAGGATAAGCAGAAGAATGTTGAGAAAGCATTTGAGGAAGTCCGTAGCAAGAAAGCAAAGGTGGCTGAATTAAAGCAGAAGATAGATGAAATCAATTCAGATATGGTTGCTAGTCACAATGCTAAACTTACCGAGTTTAAGGTACAGAAAGCTAACCTTGAAAATGAGTTAGAACTTGCCAAGAATGAGATTTTAATTGCTAGTAAGAAGATTGCCAATACTGAACTGCTCAATAAGTCTTGTAAGGAAACCATTGATAAGGCTAGAAACGATTACACAACCGAGAAAGCAAAGGTGTATGAAGGTTCTGAACATTGCCCTGCTTGTGGTAGAAAATACCCAGAAGATAAAATCGAAAAGGCAAAACTGATTTGGGATGAAGAACACAATAGAAAACTTAATGCCATAATCAGCATAGGTAACAAAGCCAAGGCTGACATTGAAGCCAATAATGATACGATTAAGGCACTTGACAGCACCATTGAAGCCAAGAAGAAAGACATTGAAAAGTTACAGGGTTGCATTGAGGAATTACAGACAACCATTGATGGTGTTAAGGATTTTGAGATACCAGAAACAGACGAAATCAAGGCAATTAAGGCTGAAATAGCTGAAATTGAAGCAACTATCCCTAAAGAGGATGCTGTAACAGATAATTTACAAGCTGAACGTAAGGAAATACAGGCTAAACTTGATGAAATTACAAAGGAAATGGCTAAAACTGACCTTAACGCTAGAATTGACGAGCAGATTAAGGAATTACAGGACAAGAAGATAGACCTTGCACAGAGTAAGGCTAATGCTGAAAAAATCCTTAATCAGTTATCACAGGTGCAGATGCAGAAGAATAACATAGCACAGGATAGCGTTAATTCACACTTTGAGTTGGTTAAGTTCAAGCTGTTTGATGTACAGAAGAATGGTGAGGTTAAAGATGCTTGTATTCCAACTATTGATGGCAAGGCATTTGTGGATTGCAACACAGCACTTCGCACACTTGCTGAAATTGATATTATCAAAGGTTTACAGAAGTATTACAACGTGGTTTATCCTACATTCTTGGATGAAGCTGAACACCTTACAGCAAACACTATGGAAAGAATGAAACTTGAAACACAGTTTATATTCATGGCTTGTTCAGAAGAAAAAGAACTTGCTGTAAGTGAGTTTTAGTCCATTTTATAGGACACTACATTAAATATTATGTAATTATAAAAGTCATAGGAGGTAAAAGAAATGGCTGATACAAAGAAGAAAGAAGAAATAGTTGCACAGGGTAACGCTAATGCAAAGTTAGTTGTCAACAATGCTTTTGTGGATGGTCTTGTTGCACAGTTATCAGAAAAGGAAAAGTTTGGTCTTACATTTCCTAAAGATTACAACTACTCTAATGAGTTAATGGGTGCTTATCTTATTCTTAAAGAAACACAGGATAAGGACGGACAGAGCGTATTACAGACTTGTTCACAGACAAGTATTGCTAACACACTTATGGATATGGTTACTATGGGTGTATCAATGCAGAAAAAGCAGTGTTATCCTGTTGCTTACAAGGGTAAGTTACAGTGCCAGATGTCAGTATATGGTAACACTTGCATTGCTAGAAGATATGGTCTTGATAACATTTCAGCTACTTGTATCTATGAAGGTGATGATTTTGAATATCATATTGAGGATGCAGAAATCGTTATTAATAAGCATACACAGAACTTCTTAAACATTGACAATGATAAGATTATCGGTGCTTACGCTATTGCTAAAATGGCTGATGGTACAAAGCACGTTGAACTTATGAACATGAATATGATTAAGAAATCCTGGTCACAGGGATTTGGCTACAAAGAGGGTAGCGGTGTGCATGAAAAGTTCAAAGACCAGATGGCTATGAAAACAGTTAAGAACAGATGCTTAAAGTACATCATAAGAACATTTGGTACACAGGCTGTTTCAGATTACATGGATAAGGCAGAAGAATTTGAAACCGAAGATGTTGTGGCAGGTAGTGTTGAGTATGATGTAGAGCAGAACATGGCAAGTGAGGATTTCATGTCAGAGCCTACACCAAAGGTTGAAAAGGTTGAAAAGGTTGAAGCCGAGGTTGTCAATGATGTTGAGATACCAGACTTTATGAAAGCTGATTAACTATGATGGTCTTAAAAGTATTAGGAAGTGGAAGTAGCGGTAATTGCTACATTCTTGAAAATGAAAATGAAGCCTTGATACTTGATGCAGGTGTTCCTGTTATTGAAGTCAAAAAAGCACTTGATTTTAATATCAAGAAAATTGTGGGGGTTTGCGTGACGCACTGTCACAAAGACCATGACGGATATAGCAAGGACTTTGAGAAAATGGGAATACCTGTATATAGACCTTTTGTATCAAAAGAAGTTCCAAAACGTATCATTGATAGTTCATTTACAGTTCAACCATTTGATTGTATACATGATGTAGAATGTTATGGGTTTCATGTGAAACATAACGATATAGGAACACTTGTATATGCGACAGATACCGAGTATATCAAATATAGATTTAAGGGCATCAACCATTATCTGATTGAAGCAAATTACTCAATGGACTATGTTGATAAGAGCAAAGCAAATTATGAACATACCTTGCGTGGACACCAAAGCATTGATACCTGTTTGAAATACTTGGAGAAATGCCAAGATGAAAAACTAGAAAATGTCATTTTGTGCCATTTAAGCGATAGTAACGCTAGATACGATAATTTTATCAACAAAGTAAAAAATGTTTGCCCTTGCCCTTGTTTTGTGGCTAAAAAAGGCATTGTAGTTAATCTATCATTGATACCATTTTAGAAAGGAGTTAAATTTTGGAATTTGGTTTTTATAACATGGATTGCATAGAGGGTATGAAACAATTTCCAGATAATTATTTTGATTTAGCGATTGTAGACCCTGTATATGGTGATGTTACACAGGGGGGGTATATGGCTGGTAAGGGTGGCGAACACGCCGCAAAAAGGCGTGATTATCACTTAGGATTATGGAATCAAGAAAAAACAGGAAGTGATTATTTTAAAGAATTGCTAAGGGTTAGTAAAAATCAGATTGTGTGGGGTGGTAATTATTTCTGCAGTAATTTACCAGAGTCGCAAGGTTGGATTGTATGGGATAAAAAGCACCCAGAGGGCGTTACATTTGCTGATTGTGAACTTGCGTGGACTAGCTTTAATGTGGCTACTAGAATATTTAGGTTTAGGTGGAATGGAATGTTACAAGGCGATATGAAAAATAAAGAAACAAGAATACATCCAACACAAAAGCCTATAAGATTATATGAATGGATATTAAGCAATTATGCTAAACCGGATGATATTATTCTTGATACACACGTTGGTTCAGCAAGTAGTTTGATAGCTTGTCATAATACAAAGCATAAATTTGTAGGATTTGAACTTGACCCAATATATTACAAAAAAGCCAAAGAGCGACTAGATGCTGAAATGGCACAAACAACAATATTTGACTTTATTTGAAAGGAGTAGTTTATGGATAAAATAACACCTGTAAACAGAAATAAGTTTTATGTGGCTATCAAGAAAGCCTATAAGCGTAAAAAAAACATGACAGCTAGAGAGTGTGCCGAGAAAATTTACAACATGGGTATGATTGAATATCCTAGTCGCTCATTTGTGCATCCTCGCATAACTGAAATGTTAGATATGGGCATCCTTGAAGAAAATGGCAGAAAGATAGATAATAAAACACATAAGTTAGTAACAATTTACCGATTAAAGGAGGAATAAGATGGGCAAAATACCATTCACACCAAAATGTAAAAGATGTGGCAAGAGATATGCTTTGCCAACTTCTTCTGATGGCTTACCTAACATGGTAGGTTTTCAGTTGGATGATGGCAGAACAATTAACCTTTGCAGAAAATGTATAATAACATTAGGTGAGTTGAACGATGCAAAGGACGAAGCAGGTCTAGATAAGTTTTTTAAGGAAATCGGAGTAGAGAAAAAGGAGAAATAAGTATGAATTTGTGTGTGTTAAAAGGTCGCATGGTTAAAGATGCAGAGATAAGATATAGCAATGGTGGCAATCCAATAGCAGTAGCTAATTTTACAGTTGCTTGTCAGCGTATGAAGAAAGATGATGGTGCAGATTTTATTAGCTGTACTGCGTTTGGAAAGACCGCTGAAACCATTGAAAAGTATGTTAAGAAGGGCAATGAGGTTGCTATTATCGGTCATTGGCAGACAGGCAATTACATTAACAAGGATGGTAACAAGGTTTACACCAATACTTGTATTGTGGATAAATTTGAATTTTGTAGTGGTAAGTCTGATAAGACTAGTGGTAATGATACTAGCACACCTGCTGATGCAGAATTTTTGAATGTTCCAGACAATTTGGACGATATTCCATTCAATTAGGAGATAGCCTATGAAAGATGAAAGAATAACAGAACTGTTTACCAAGGTTGCAAATTGTGTTGATATTTTAGATAAGATGGTTAGAAACCTTGAAGAACAGGTTGAAATACTTAAAACTAAAATTGAAGCACTTGAAAAGTCAGATGATGGGAAGTAGGGGGTATTATGATACTTATTGAAGATGTTTGTAATCAAAAATCTAAACACTTAATCAAGAATGATTATTGGCGATTAAATGGTATCGAAGTTAAGAGATACCCACTTCCTATTGGCGATTATGTTGTTGTCAATGAAAAGATTGATGATGTTATCAAGCGTAAATCTGAACGCAATGTTGATATTAAGAAAATGGACTTTATAGGCACTTATACTGTGTGTGTTGATACCAAGAAAGACATACAGGAGCTTATACAGGATGTTTGCACTAAAGACCATGCAAGGTTTAGGGATGAGTGTATTTTGGCACAAAACACAGGTGTTAAACTGTATGTGCTTGTTGAGGATAATGGTGGTTTTTGTGACAGAAAATGCACGATTTACAACAAACCTGTTACTTGCATCAATGATCTATTTAGGTGGAAGAACCCTAGAGCGTTTATCTGGCAAGGTGGCAAACAGAAATACCCTAGATGTACCAAGGGTGAACAGTTGGCCAAGGCTTGTATCACTATGGAACGTGAGTATGGTGTATCTTTTATGTTCTGTACCAAAGCCGAAGCAGGTGCTAAAGTTCTTGCATTACTTGGAGTATAACCATGAAAGAAGAACCTAGATTAAAGAAAAACCAATATTGTTTACATTGTGTTCACATATTCAAGTGTAAGGGTGCTATTGACCCTAAAATGTGTGTGAACTTTGAAGAACGGAAGGATAAAAAGGAATGTCAAAACAAAGAGAACCAGACTTTATAACAAGCAAATACAAGTCTAACGAACTTGATTTATGGGCAAGTAAATGCCACAGATTGCATATTTCCTATGGACAGTTACAGGCACAGGAAACAAGCGAACTGTTAAAGCATGAAGAAAGAGTTAAAAAGCGTATTGCAGAACAGATGATTTGATGCTATAATCATTTGTAGTTGGTAGTATTCGGAGTGCTACTAGCAATCTAATTGAATATTACCAACATATAAAGCCTTTTTCATTGGTTGCTCCGAACAGCCATTGAAAGAGGTTTTTTATTGCAAAGGAGAACAAAGAAGTGGATAATTCAAAAATTGAAAAAGCCTATAAAATATTAAGATTAGGTGCTGATATGTCAAAGGAATTTTATGACAAGCCTTTGATAATTACCTATTCTGGTGGTAAAGATAGTGATGTATTATTACAACTTGCTATCGAGTGCCTTAAACCTAATGAATTTGAGGTTATGAATAGCCACACTACACTTGATGCTCCACCTACTGTTTATCACATAAGAGAAGTGTTTAATAAACTTAAAGAATTAGGAGTAAATACTTCAATTCATTATCCAAGAGATAAAGATGGAAATTTTGTGAGTATGTGGACTTTGATGCCTAAAAAACTTTTACCACCAACACGTTTAATGAGATATTGTTGTCAAGTATTAAAAGAAACTTCTACACCTAATAGAATGATAGCAACAGGTGTTAGAGCAGATGAAAGCGCACAACGAAGTCAACGAAATGAAGTTGAATATAGAGAGAGAGAGAGAGAAGCGTCCTTTATCTAAATATTCTTACGAACACGCAGAAGAAGTTTTCAAAGATGCTATGTCAAGAAAAGGTGAGCCTAATTCAGAAGTATGGGATTGCAGACTAATTGAAAATGCTAGAAAGCAAAAAGATTTAATTGTAAATCCTATATTCACTTGGACAGATAAAGATGTTTGGGAATATATCCATAACAGAAAAGTTAAATATAACCCTTTATATGACATGGGTTATAAGCGAGTAGGATGTGTTGGTTGCCCTTTATCTAATAGAAAAAATCAAATGCGAGAATTTGAGGATTTTCCTAGATATAAGGTTTTATATATAAATTCTTTCGATAAAATGGTAAAAGAAAGAATAAAAAGGGGTAAAGAAACTGAATGGAAAGATGGTAAAGAAGTATTTGAATGGTGGATAAAAGATAATTCACAGGTAGAAGGTCAAATGAGTTTATTTGATGATAAAAAGGAGGAATGACTTATCGCTGAAAGAAGAATGTTTGCAAAAAGTATTGTTTTAAGTGACGCATTTTTAGATATGCCTATGTCAGCCAGATGTTTATATTTTACATTAGGAATGTTAGCTGATGATGATGGATTTATAGGAAATCCAAAATCTATTATGCGTCAATGTGGATCAAGCCAAGACGATATGGTTATGTTGTTACAAAAAAGATTTATTCTTGCTTTTGATAGTGGTGTAATTGTTATTAAACATTGGAGAATGAACAATTATTTGCAGAATGATAGGCATAAATCAACAACTTATCTTGAAGAACTTGAAACATTACAAATTGATAAAAAAGGTGCTTATACAGAGAAAGAAAAGGCTATGTATACAGAATGTATACAAGATGTATACACAGGTAAGGATAGTATAGATAAGGTTAGTATAGATAAGGTTAGTATAGGTAAAGATATATTGTCGGAAAAATCCGACAACAACACAACTTTAAGTGATGATATTAAGGACATAATTGATTATTTAAACTTAAAAAATGAGAGCAATTATAGACCTAATACTACAAAAACTAGAACTTTGATAAAATCAAGATTAAAAGAGGGATTTACAGTTGATGATTTTAAGACAGTTATTGATAAAAAAGTTAGTCAATGGAAATCTGATACTAAAATGAGTGCTTATTTAAGGCCAGAAACCTTATTTGGTACTAAATTTGAAGGTTATCTGAATGAAAAGATAGTGAAAAATAATAATCAAACAAGAGATTTATTCAAAGAATTGAGGGATTGCTGATGGTTAGAGAAGAAACAAAGAAGATTATTGCAGGAATGATGGCTAGTTTTCCTAACTATAAACCACAGGATTTAGGTTTTACTGTTGATATATGGACAGAAATGTTAGGAGAGTATGAGTATCAAGATGTTTCCAAGGCTTTGAAGTCATACATAGCCACAAATACAAGCGGATTTGCACCGAGCATAGGGCAGATAATTGACTTGATGCACAAGGTACATGAAATCCCTAATGAAATGTCAGAACTAGAAGCGTGGAATAAGGTTTACAAGGCAATATGCAATTCAAGTTATCACGCACAGGAAGAATTTGATAACCTACCTCCACTTATCCAGAAGATAGTTGGTAGTCCTAATCAGTTGGCAGAATGGGGCAGATGTGACATTGAGGAAGTCAACACAGTTATACAGAGCAACTTTATGAGGTCATATAAGGCAAAATCAAGTCAACAAAAGACATTCAACAGGTTGCCAAGTGATGTAAAACAGCAGATAGCACTAGAAATGAATAGCCTAGTGGGAATAGGAGTTAAGGAATGAGTAAGAAAGTAAAGAAAGCAAATAGAGAATGGTTTGATGAAGAATTAGAAATTATTGATATGGAAGATGTTTATGGTAAACAATCTATATTTGGAAATGCTTTTTTTCGTATTACTGATGAACAATTAGATGCACTAAAACATGGAAAAGTATTATATGAACTTAATGAATATGGAATATTTATTATTTTAGATAATGCTGATATGGAGGTAAAGGAAAATGAAGAAAGAAGACGCAATAAAAATTGCAACAGGTTTACGAACTGATTTTAAGTGCGAGAGTGACACTATGGTAGACTTTTGCAATACAATTATCAAAGCATTAGAACAAGAGCCTTGTGAGGATTGCGTGAGTAGACAGGCAGTTCTTGAACAAACATATAGTTGGTGTAAAGACGAATTTTTAAGGACTACAAATCCGTTTGATTATTTGCGTAAGAGAATTAACGCTTTACCACCTATTCAGCCTAAAGCAAAAGTAGGTAAATGGATAATTGACGATAAAGAAAGGAACATAATATGGCATTGTCACTGTTCAGAGTGCAACAAAGACCCACAGGATTATATAGGGGGTACAGAAAATTGGTGGTTAGTAAGACTACCAAATAATTGCCCTAACTGCGGTGCAAAGATGAAAAGTGAGGATAAAAAATGACACCAGAAAGAGCAAATGAAATCGAAAGAAAAGTGATATACATACAGCTTAACTATATGCCTTATGACACCATAGACAATGTTAGTGCTTTTCATGTAGGCAGAATGTTAGGAATGATGCAGAAAACATTACATGATGAATTGGAAAAAGAGGTAGACAATGCAGATAGTAATTGATATATCAGAGCATACATTTAACCATATACATAATGGTGGAAATATTGGAGCATCTTTGCTGATAGAAAATGCAATCAAAAATGGCACACCACTTCCTAAAGGACACGGAAGAATTACTGATATTGATAAAGTATTGGAAGAAATGAAGGCAACAAGAACCTATGATATTCCATTCGCCTTAGAGAGAGTGAAGCCAATCATAGAAGCAGATAAGGAAAGAGAGGTAAACAATGGCTGATTTAGATGGATTGATGAAACAGAGCAAAGAGTTGATAAATTTAGCTTATGATAAAGGTTTTAAAGAAGGTTATAATGCTTTGAAAGAGGAATTATACGATAAGATAAAACAGGTTGAAAACGAGCCGACAGGTGCTAGATATTGGGTGTCAACACAGGAATTAAGGGATATTTTAAAGAGGTGATAAACATGAGCAACTTAAAAGAATTTTACGATACAAACAAAGATTTTAAGGATTTTTGCGACAAGGCATTAAGAAATGGCGAAGCTGAAAACCTAGATGTATTACTTACACATAAGATAGTTCAGAATGTGGCTGAATATTACAGAACAAAGGAGAAGTAAGATGAAAGAAGGGGCAAGAGAAGAAATTGAAGTATTACTTAACCTGCTGAAAGAAAGCATTAAAAGAAATGGGTTAAGCCTTGCAACAGACAAAGACGGAAACATTATGTTCTTTGATACTGAAACATACCTTAAATCAAAGAAAATGGACGGATTTAAGGTAAATATTAAAGATTTGGTGGAGGGGTAAGATGGATTGGAGTAATTTAGATGGTCAAATGGATATATTTGATTTTTTATCCATTGATGAAACACCTAAACAGATTGTTCATAAGCTGATTAAAAAACCAATAAGACTTATTGAAACATTTGCAGGTTACGGATCACAAGCGTTAGCACTTAAAAAGATAGGTGCAAACTTTGAACATTGGAAAATGGTTGAATTTGATAAGTATGCTGTTGATAGTTACAATGCTATTCACGGAACAAATTTTCCTGTATCTGATATAAGAGATATACACGCTGAAAACCTTGAAATCAGAGAGAGAGAGAGTTTCACATACTTTTTAACATATAGTTTTCCATGCACCGATTTAAGCGTGGCAGGACAACAAAAAGGAATGTCACGAGATAGTGGAACCAGGAGTGGACTTCTTTGGGAAATTGAAAGAATACTTAAAGAGTGCGGCGATAACTTGCCACAAGTATTATTCATGGAGAATGTTCCACAGGTTCATGGTGCTAAAGCCATTGATGATTTTAGAGAATGGTTACATTTTCTTGAAAGTAAAGGTTATGTTAATTTTTGGAAAGATTTGAACGCTAAAGATTATGGTGTAGCACAAAACAGAAACAGAACTTTTATGTTTAGTTTCCTTAAATCCGAGTTTGGAGAAGATGTTAAATATGAGTTTCCACAACCTATGAAACTTGAAAAAAGATTGGTTGATTATTTGGAAGATGATGTACCAGATAATATGTATGTTACATCAGATAAAGCGCAAAAATTATTAGAACAGCTTGTTACAAATGGAACTATATTTAACATAATTATGGCTCAAAAATAATGTGTAAAGTTGAACTGTTAGGGAATATAGAAGAAGAAAATAAACATCAATCAGGCAATATTTACGGAGTAGGGGGGTAGCTCCCAACCTAATGGCAGGTACTCACGGATGGGGTATGGGATATTACCTGGAGATAAAGAGGATAAAGATAGATGAACTTGAAAGAGTGCAAAGTAATAGGAGGGATAGGAGAAAAGAAAAGTAATGGTGGCACACAATATTTTCAACAAGACAGAATATATAGCATGGGTGATATTTGTTTATGTTTACCTGCTAATATTCCTTATGGCAGCTATAAATTTTTAGAAATTTCAAAAATCAACAAGGACCAGGTACAATCATGGATAAAAAAATAGTAGGAACAACTCATTTTCCACATGGATGGTTAGGTTTAACAAGTAATTTTACAGGAATAGCACCAACTATTGATAGTGGAATATGGAAACATCATACTTTGTTAGTTGAAGTAAGGAAAATCAAAAAAGAGGAAGTTATTAGATGTCAGAAATAATCGTATTAGGTAATTTGGATGATGATAACAATGAGTTTTATTCAAGTAGTAGAGTTTATGGAGGGGGGGTATAGCACCGACATTAGGTAGTTGTAATTTTGCTAAAACAAAATATACTTTAGTAATTGAGAGGATAAATGAAGATGAAGCTAGGAAACTTAAATCCAAACAGTAATCAAAGGTGTGTGGTATTTTCAATTTTAGATGTTTCCCCTACCTTACAAGCGGCTATGGGTACAGGGGGGGCAAATGCCATTTATACCAGAAATATTAAAGATAAGTAAAAAGGATTTTGAAAATGCAAGTAAAAATAATAGGGAAAATGGATAATTCAATCGACCACACTTTTGAAAGTGCAAACAGAGTTTATGATGTTTATGAACTAGCACCAACAATGAATTGTTGTGGAGGAGGTGGATTACAGCCAAAAATAATTGATGTTAAAAAGGTCGATAAAGAATATGATCCAATATTACATATTAGAGTGGCTAATCAAAAAGGATATGTAGAATATAAGTTAGGTGGAGTGTTTGATGCTTCATACATTAGTTCAAAGACAAGGAGAGGAAGAGTGCAAGAGAATTTTGGAATGATTTGCCCTACTATTCCTAGTAGTGTGCAAGAGTTATATACAATGGAATTATGCGAGTGTAATAAACCTGGTGCCGTATTGATTAAACTAATCAATAAAGAAACCAACGAGGAAGAATATTTTATAGCTAGAATTAGAAAATTAACACCAAAAGAGTGTTTAAGACTTATGGCTGTTGACGATGAAGATATTGATAAAATGATGGCTGTAAATAGTAATACTCAATGCTATAAACAAGCAGGTAATAGTATTGTCCGTGATGTAATGTGTAGAATGTTTGAAAATTTAATTGATTTACCAAAATAAATATTATAGTATATACATAGGAGAAAAAACTATGGAAGAAAGAAATATACCTTATATTGTTTATGAAAGTACATTAGCCACATCAGAAAGACATATAAAAAGGCTAATTATTGCCCTGGTGATATGTATAGTTTTGCTTTTTGTAAGTAATGCGGCTTGGTTATACTATGAAAGTCAGTATGATTATGTTTCAACAGAAGAAAGCACAACCTATTCGCAAGATGGTGAGGGTACAAACATTATAGGTAGTTTGAATGAGGTTGATAACTAATGTCACAGACAGTTAGAAAGACTAAAACCACTAAAAGCAAGACAAGAAAAGATGGTAAATCCAAGGGAACGAAAACAAGAAAGTCAAGATAATGATAGAGTACACAAATAGTCAAATATCGCAGGTTATTGATGAATATATCCATTCTGAAAGAGATAGGGCGATATTGAAACGTAGACTAATAGATGGTATATGTTATGAGCCATTAGCAGAAGAATTTGATATATCAGTAGCACAGGTTAAGAGAATAATCTATAAAGGCGAAAGCAAGATATTTAGACATATTTGATACGAAAATGATACGTTTAAGGCATCGAGAAATCGGTGTCTTTTTATTATGCTTAACCCATAGTGAGGTATAAAACTATGTGGATTGAATTTAACCCATCCCCAACAGGTAGACGAGTTGGAGATTGTAGCGTAAGAGCAATAGCAAAAGCACTTGATATATCATGGGATAAAGCCTATACAATGCTTTGTAATAATGGTTTTCTTATGGGAAATATGCCATCAGCAAATGAAGTATGGGGAAGTGTTTTAAGAGAACATGGCTTCTACCGCAAGGCAATAGAGGATAATTGTCCAGATTGCTATACGGCAGAAGATTTTTGTCTTGACCATCCTAAAGGGATATTTGTTTTAGGATTTGGAAACCATGTTGCTACTGTTGTGGATGGAAACCTTTACGATACATGGGATAGTTCAGATGAAATCCCACAATATGTTTGGTATCAAAAGAACTTTGAATAATCTATATCAATTCTAAAGGGAGGTAAAACACTATGGGTATGTATCCTAATTATTATGGAAATCCTTATCAGTTCCCACAAAATCAGCAAATGCAAGTAAATCAGCAGACACCACAACCAAACGTAGGCAATATGGGCAATATGACTATGCCAAGCGTACAGAATGTACCTACAATGCCTATGATAGATACAAGTGGCTTTGTTCCTGTTGCAAATGAAGAAGTTGCTAAAAACTATCCTGTTGGATATGGAAAAACAGTAACATTTAAGGACGAAAATGCACCATATATCTACATAAAGGCTATGGGATATTCACAGCTTGAAAGTCCTGTATTTGAGAAATACAAGCGTGAAGAACTGCCAAAACAGCCTAATACACCTATTGTAGAACAAAACATAGACAATGTACCACTTGATGAAATAAAGGCTGATATTGAGGATATTAGAAATCAAATTAAGGTACTCAATGACAAGATGAACGCTAAAGTTGAAAAGGTGACACCTGTTAATGAGAACAAGGGGGGTAACAGAAGATGATACCTAAAAACATAATGCAAATATATCAGAATTTTAGGGCAAACCCTATGCAGATACTTGGAAGAAAATACAACATTCCAAGCAATATTAACGTAAATGACCCTAACAGTATTATTCAGCACCTACTTAACACAGGACAGGTTAAGCAAGAACAGATTAACAATATTGCAACAAATATGCAGAATAACCCTATTGTTAATATGCTTATGGGTGGCAGAAAATAGAATATTGGGGCAAGTGTACATAGCCTTGATATAAACGGATAGCACGTTAGGAGTGCTATTCCTAACCTTAAAAAATTATAGGAGGAAAAGAAAATGGTTAGTGAAAACAACGATTTTGTAACAACAATGCCTGTTGCACCTGCTTACGGAGCTGGCGGTAATGGTGGCTTCGGTAACTTTGGTTGCGATTGGGCTTGGATCTTACTATTACTTCTTATCGGTGGTAATGGTTGGGGCATGGGTGGCTTCGGTGGAGGCTATGGTGGAATGTATGAATTTCCTTGGCTCCTTAACGGACAGCAGAACATCAATGCTAACACTAATGGTGGTTTCAGAGATGCTATGCTCAATGATGGTATTACATCTATTAGAGATGGTATTAGCGGACTTTCTACACAGCTTTGCGGTGGATTTGGTGATGTACAGATGTCACTTGCTAATGGCTTTGCAAGTGTAGAACAGGGTGCAAATGCTAGACAGATGGCTAATATGCAGTCTATCTTCGGTGTTCAGTCAGCTTTACAGAACTGCTGTTGCGAAAACAGAGCAAATATCGCGGACTTAAAGTACACAGTTGCTACTGAAAATTGTGCTGATAGACAGGCACTTAACGAAGGTGTTAGAGATATTATCGCAAGTCAGACAGCAGGTACACAGCGTATTCTTGACCAGCTTTGCCAGGACAAGATTGATGCAAAGAATGACGAAATTTCAGCACTTCGTCAGCAGATTGCAATGAAAGATCTTGCCGCTTCACAGGTAGCACAGAACGCATTTATTCAGCAGGGATTTTCTAACGAGGTAGATGCACTCTATAACAGACTTTCTAACTGTCCTGTACCAAGCACACCTGTGTATGGAAGAACACCTATATTCACTTGCCCTAACAATGGCTGTGGATGTGGTTGCGGAAACAACTTTTAATTAGGGGGTGTAATCATGGCTGAATATTTAACGAGAGATACTGTCGAAACGATTGTATTAAACAATCCAATACAGTTTCTTGGTTCTATTCCTTGCAATAAAAACTATGTTTTTCATCAGAATGGCACAGGAATTTTTATTCTAAAAGGCATTGTTAATAACCCTTGCTGTAATTTTGCCCGATATAGTGTTGAGTTTACAGGAAATATATCTATTCCAGAAGGCGGTGCTATAACACCAATAGCAACAGCTATTGTGGTTTCTGGCGAAAGTCGAGAAGGCAGTAGAAGTATTTTCACACCAACAGTAGTAGATGAATACGGAAACGTAACGAGCAGGGCAATAATAGATGTTCCTAAAGGATGCTGTTTTACAGTATCAGTTGAGTATGTAAGTGGTGTCGTTGATGATGCTACTGTAACACCAACACCTATAATCAATGTTATTGATGGTAGTTTAAGCATAAATAGAATTGCATAGGAGGACAAAGAATATGGATAAACTGTATAAGTTAAAGGATATGCTTTGTGAGGAATTGGAAGAATACAGCAGAGAAGAACAGATTGATATAAAAAACTTACAGACGATTGATACACTTGCTCATGCAATTAAAAACATTGACAAGATTATTGAGAGTGAGGAAGGAGAATATAGCAATGAGTCTTATAATTCCTATGGTAATTATCGTGGCACTACTCGTATGGCTAATGATAGTAGATATGCAATGAGAGGTCGCAAACGTGACTCTATGGGCAGATATGCTAGAGAGGGCGGTTACAGTAGAGCCGAGAACGATTTTAGAATGGAATTAGAGGACATGATGCGAAATGCCCCTACTGAACAGGAGAGAATGAAATATCAGCGTATGCTTGACGAAATGTAATTCCTTAATACCCTTTTAATACAAACAGAGATAACCCTACTTTTTATGGTGGGGTTATTTTTGTGTTGACAATAATCTTTTTTAGCCTTACATTAAGGGTATGAGAGATATTACAGTATTACATCCACAATTACAGATAAAGATAGCACAGTTAAAAGCTGAATGTGCTAGACAAGGACTTAAAATTGGCATAGGTGAGTGTTACAGAACTGTTGCAGAACAGGATAAACTTTATGCACAGGGTAGAACAACACCAGGTAAGAAAGTTACTAATGCCAAGGGTAGTTCTTATTCAAGTATGCACCAATGGTATGTAGCCTTTGATTTTTACCGCAATGATGGTAAACAGGCATTTGACAACAAGGATAAGTTTTTTAACAAGGTAGGCAAAATAGGTAAATCTTTAGGCCTTACATGGGGTGGTAATGCTTTTATAAACTTAACAGATTTGCCACACTTCCAACTTAAAGATTGGGGTAACACACCAAGCAAGTTAAAGAAACAATATGGCACACCAGAAAAGTTTAGAAAAACTTGGTCTAACGTACCTGTTGCAACATCTAACGCTAACAACACCAATATCAAAGAGCGACTAAAGGCATGGGAACTTGTTTTCAATCCTAGCTATTATTACAGCAAGTATGCTGATTTGAGAAATGCAGGACTAAAGACAGATGAACAGCTATTAAATCACTTTGTTACTTGTGGAGTTGACGAGGGCAGACAAGGTTCAGCCACATTCAATCCACAGATATATAAAGAGCGTTACCGAGATTTACAGGCTAGTTTTGGCAATACAATGCGACTTTACTATATGCACTACATACAGATAGGCAAAAGTGAAGGACGCAGCGGAATTTAGGGTTTGTTTTTTGTTCATAGATAATTTCCTTGGGAAGAAAGTCACATTTATTTGTGGCTTTTTTCTTTTTTTATATTTACAATGCTAGTATTGTATGGTAGTATATGGAATATCAATAAAGGAGGTAAAAATATGAGTGATTTAAGAAAACAGTATGAAGTAGAAGGAATTATATGTAAACCTAGTAAAATGGCAATATTTCCAAATGTTTCATTTTTCGTGAACGTAACAAAAGACAAAAAAGGTTGTACTGTTTCAATCGGTAATGAGGATATGGATTTGCAGTTCGTAGTTCCTTTTGATGAAATGTTGAAAGATTTAAGGAGGTAAAAAATGAAAAACAACCGAGGGAAAGTAGACTATTTAAGGCGGTTACAACAGGAAATCAACAACGTAACCCCTAATGTGTATTCAGCCATTGCGATAGGTTTGGTGGAAGAATACAACTTCACAGCCGAAGATGTGAACAATTTGTTTGTCTACACGCAAAGCCTATGGGCAGAATGTGCCAAGAAGAATATATCTATGCGACAGTGGTGCTTGGAGTTGACAAACATAGACGTTCAACCTTTTGTGTCTGAAAAAGCAAAGGCAGGTGGTAAGGAATGACAAAAAAATTAAAAGAGTTAATTGCAAATGTTCCAACTATTCAAAGTGGAGTATTTCAATGTTTTTTAATCGTATCAAATGGTGTATATGATGGTTTTTGGGGCAAGAATGGGTACAACAATATAATTATTTTAGCTCGAAAACCTAAAAGTGATGTTTGGTATAAATTATGCGAAAATGCTGACAAGTTCACGATATTTAATATAACTGAAAAACAAACATTTAATCTTGATATACCAAGCGATTATGGAGTGCCTAGAATATGGTTTCATAAACCAATTAAGATTGATTATAGCGTACCAACCGCAGATATATTTGGGTATATGGAAAGTGAGGTAGACAATGGCTAAAGAATACAAAGTAATTCGTAGCTATGATGGTGGAGAGCGAACAGATGGTTTACAAAATGCTTTTAAGGAAGGATGGCAATTTGAAAGAGCAAGTGAGTATGTTCCATCAACAAGATATTCAGATTTTAGATATTATGGCTACATTGAATACATTTTGTTTAAGGAGATAAATGAATGAATAAAGAACAAGCAATAAACTATTTAGGGTATTTAAAAATCATTGGATTTTCAGAAAATCAGATAAATGAAATAGTCAAGGCACTAGAGCAAGAGCCTTGTGAGGATTTGTGTAAATCCTGTGACACCAAAGGATGTTTATTCCAATCTGGGATAAAAAGAAAAAAGTGTGATTTTTATACACATGAAAAAGAATCTTGCGAGGATTGGCATGATGTACCGTCTGATGAAATGACACTTGGACAGGCAAGGCAAGCGGTAAAGGATTTAAGAAAATTTGTAATGGATAATCATATTTTATCAAAATTACAGCCTTGTGAGGAAAATATGGAAGATTTAATTAGTAGAAAAGCAGTATTAAACTTAACAAAAGAGTTAAGATTTAATTCTGTAAAAGGTATGGAAGATTATTGTTATCGTTGCATAGACCCAAATGAAGTGGAAGATTTACCACCTATTCAGCCTAAAGCAAAGGTGGGTAAATGGATAGTTGACCAAGATGCTTTTAGTGAAATAAATGGATATATATTAAAATGTCATTGTTCAGAATGTAATCATAAAAAAGAATTTTATGATCATAAAAGTATCACAACACCTACTTTAAAAAATGTTTCATATATTTACAATTATTGCCCTAGCTGCGGTGCAAAGATGGAGGTAGAGGAATGATAAATAATGCTTTATTTACAAGCAATAGTGATGAATGGGCAACACCGCAAGATACATTTGATCAGTTGAATTGTGAGTTTCACTTTGACCTTGATCCGTGTGCAACTGCAGATAATCATAAAACAGATTGGTATTTTACAGCAGAACAGGACGGACTTAATCAGAATTGGGGGGGGACACAGGGTATTCTGCAATCCTCCATATAGCAAAATTGATAAATGGGTTGAGAAAGCATATAGAGAGAGTCGACAGGATCATACAATAGTTGTATTGCTTATTCCAGCACGAACAGACACAAGATATTTTCACAATTTTATATACAATCGAGCAGAAATTCGCTTTGTTAAGGGTAGATTAAAATTTGGACAGTCAAAAAATTGTGCTCCATTCCCGAGCATGATTGTTATTTTTAGAGGTGCATATAGCTAAATATAGAGGTTAAAAGGCAGAAAGTGAGGAATAATATGGCTAAAAACAGCAAGTGGATTTCAGTTAAAGACAAGATGCCTAAAGATGGTGAATGGGTATTGTGTCAGTTGGATGATGAATTTTATGATGAAAACACTATGATGGTTCTTTATCACACAGACGATTATGGTGAAAAATGGGTTGATGGTGGACTTGGTACAGGTAGCTATGATGTTTGTGCTTGGATGCCACTTCCAGAGCCTTATGTAATGGAGGATGAAGAATGACATTCGAGGAAAAAGCAGAGATAGTTATATCTCAATTAAGAGCAGATAGGGATAGATTACAGAACATTATTGAACAGATAAGAGCCGAGATTGACCGACAAGAGAAATGGTTATTACAAGCAAGATATACCGCTTACAATGTGGATATAGCATTTGACGCTATAAAGGCGGTATTGGCGGAAAGCGAGGATAAGGAATGACACAGACTTTGGCTATAAGTGGTGCAATGATAGTTGTTGCTCTACTATATATTCTTGTTTGGAGGGTGTGGGATAGACACATAACACAGACACGACTTGAACAAAATCAAAAAACTTGGGATGAATACTCAAAAGGAATGACAGTTAGCGAAAAGTTGGATTGCTATGAATTGTTTTGTGAAGAACAGAAAGCAAAAAACCGTTGGCAATTTTACTATTTTCCTAAAATTTAAAGGAGGTAAAAAAATGAGTAAAGAAAAAGCAATCTATGTTTTAGAAATGAATAACCCATTTCTAGGCGGTAAAGAAGAACAAGATTTATCTGAAGCTATGGATATGGCAATTAAGGCACTTGAAGGTAAGCATTATGAGAGAGCAATCCTTATTCCAAATGGTGCAACTAATGGGGATATGATAAAGGCTATGTTTCCACATGATTACATAAAGATTTATGACAGGAGTGTAAGTAGTTGGTGGAACGCACCATATGAGAGAGGTGAATAAGAATGACTAAAGAAGAAATGGAACAGCAGATACATGACTTTGCAGAAATGATGTACAAGGTAGGGTTTGAGGATGGGCATGAGAAATGTAAAAATAAGATATTTCTTGAAAGTGCTATATATCCAAAAGCAATGAAAGATGGATATAATCAAGGTCTTGAAGCAGTTTGGAAATATATAGCAAAACTTGGCAAATTAACCATCGGAGAAATTTACGAGATATTTGGTGATGAATATGACAACATCTATGCTATAACTGATGATTATTCTCCATCAGAATTTATAGATGCAATTAAGGAATATGAGGATAAGCAGAAGTGCAAAGAATGTAAGTGGGATGAATTTAGAGATGCACAAAGTCCAGTTGGTACTCCTTGTGATAGTTGCTTTGAAGGTAAGAATTTTTCACCAAAAGTAGCAAGATGTTGCTCAATTCTTGGTGATATTTGCCCTTATGATGATATAACTTGTACAGAATGTGAGGTACATTGTAGCGTTGAGAGGGCAAAGCAGAAATTGAAGGGAGATAAGGAATAATGCCAGAAAAGAAAAGCAGAGATATGGAAGGAGAATTTATAGAAATGACAGAAATAATAATCAAAGGTGCAGATTTTAATACATCATGGGAAAACGTACCACAGGAAGTTGCAGATGCAGTAAAGACTTTGCTTTATGCAGTTGAGGAAAATCTTGGAAATCCAATGATTAGTCGTATTACAAAGATAGGAGAAGAATAATGGCAGTACAGAATAAGTTGGTGGACTTAAATAACCACCTTTTTGAAGCGTTAGAGCGACTTAATGATGATGAACTTACGGATGATAAGCTAAAACAGGAAATCGAGCGTAGCAAGGCGATTACAGGGGTTGCTAACTCAATCATATCTAACGCTAATCTGGCACTCAAAGTTGAGGAATTTAGAGAAAACTATGGAACTGTTAAAGAACCTGCGAAGTTACCACAGTTCTTGAATGAGGAATAAGGCTATGAAATATGTTTATGTTGATAAATATGGTGAATACCAGAAAAGAGTACAACATGAGTAATTTAACAAACAAGAAGTACGATATGGTTGAAATTGAATGGTTACGAGAGTTTAGACCTACTCATAGTATTGATGAAACTGTAATTGAATTTAATAAACATTTTGATGTGAATTATACATCTTCTATGATTAAGCATAGATGCTTTAAGTATAATATAAAATCCAATTATGATGGTAAATTCAAAAAAGGTGGCACAAGTTGGTCTAAAGGCTTAAATATCAAAGAACAGCGTAAAGATATTTACAACCAATTTGTTAGCGGCACAAGATACAGATTTCAAAAAGGCAATCTTCCTAAATGTACCAAACCAATAGGCTATGAAAAGAAATACCGAGATTGCATCTTTATCAAAGTGGCTATGCCTAATGTATGGATGAATAAGGCTAGATATGTTTACGAGCAAACACACAATGTTAAGCTGACAACCAAGGACAAGATTTTACACTTGAACGGAGATAAACACGATTGTTCAGCAGACAATTTGATTTGTGTTACAGATGCAGTTCTTGCAAGGTTAAACAAACTTGGTTTAATCAGCAAAAACAAGGAAATCACAAAATCAGCAGTTTACACGCAAAAATTGCTTCAAAAAATTTACGAAATTGAAAAGAAAATGGAAAAATGAAACATGGAGAAAAGATATGGCATATAAATCAAAAATCAAAGCAGGGCAGAAATACAATGACAAGAACAATAAACAGATAAACATAAGACTTCGCAAAGAAGAAGTTGATTTTATCTATGAAAACATCAAGAAGTCTGGAATGAGCAAGGCGGCATACATAGGACAGGCTATCAAAGAAAAACTTGAACGTGATGGGTATATCCCAAAGTGCAGATATGAACTGTTATGTGATGATAAGACCATATATAGCACAAATAGCCTAGATGATGCTGAAAAGCGACTTATTTATGAAACCGAGTACATGGGGCATAGTGGTCATTATGAAATCGTGGAAAATGAGTTGAAATAACACCAGGGCAGAGCAGAAATGCTTTGCCTTTTTCATTTTTTCAACTATTGCATAAGATTTTTTAACCCCCCACCCCTCCGTAGTAGGTTGCCTAAAGGTGGACATTTTCTGTCATATTTTCTTGTTATATTCTTGGTATTTTTTTATCCAGATTTGGAATTTTTTGAAAATTTTTTCGATTTTTGAAACTATTGCATGATTTTTTTATACCCCCCACCCTGTAAAATACAGGTCTGTATGAAGTGGGATTTTGCCCTACCACTTTTTTACACACATTAAAGTGGTAAAATATGGTGTAAAGGCTTTTTACTTGACACCTTGCAAGGCTTATAGTTTCTTGATCTAATCAGATGTTACACCCTACACCCTTTTAAAATCTATCGAAAAATAAAAGGGATTTTTTAAACTGTGCTGCCTGTTATAGTCTGTTATAGGCTTTATACTCATATATCTTTTTTAAGTCTATTTTAGGCTATTTTAAGTGATTAAAATATATTAGTGATATTTTATGCCTTAAATAACTTTATATGCCTATATGGGGCGATTTTTGAATATTACATAATCTAGTGTTATATATTAGATAAATAATATAAAGATATAGTTAATCTAATATGCTATATTACATCTAGTTATATTTAATATAGTTAATGTAATATCCAAAAATTGGCTTTTAAGGCGGTTTTATTTCATAACCCTATAAAATATCAATAAAATATTTTTATTGCCTGTATAGGCTTATTTTTGACTATAAAAGCATAAAGGCGGATCTAGTTATATATAGTTATATTGTTATATGGTCTTTTTATGCCTTTTTTAGCCTTATTTAAGGACTTTTTATAATTCAATGATGATTTATTCATTAAAATATAAAATATGTTTATATTGCCTTAAATAGTTCTATAACGTGATGATCTGCCAGGAAAACAGGCGCAACAAAAACACGCTATATATTAAAATAAAAGCATAGTATAAAAAGCCTATATAATTATATATAAGCCAGAAAAAAATATATATTAAGTTTTCAAGGATCTAAAAAAACATATTTATTGTTATATGCTTATAAAAAAGGCTATTTTAAAATAAAATAGCCTTATTATAAACACATAACTATCAAAATAGAATTTTATATGTAACACAATAAACCGTTATAACTTCTTCTTTTTCGTTAGTTGATAAAAACGTTGTTATTTTGCCGCCTGTAATTCTTGCGGCTTCTTTTGCTTCTTCATAGTTAATATAATTTTTTTCGTAAAATTCCATAGCTTTAACCCTCCTGATAGCTATCTATATAACAATCTATGCTATATTTCAAAAAATTTGCTTTTAGTTCTTTTTCTGCTTCTTCTCTAGTATTAAAACATTCTAAAATATCGCCGTTGCTGGCAAAAATTGCATATTTTATCATAACTTAAAACCTCCTTTTTACCTCCAGATATTTTTTTATAAAGGCTTATGCCCTTATAGAACCCCCTAACGAATAGGGGAAACTATAAAAACATAAGTTTAATAATTTACGATAGTTAATTTATTAAAATCGATTTTATAAAATTTCGCGGTACTATCGTTATTTTTATAATAATCTATATAATAACTTGCACCTTTTTTTATATCGCTTTCATTGAAAGCATATGAACCGCACTGCCTAAAAATCATATATAAAATCCCTTTTTTGCCTGTTTCTTGCATCACTTTTAAGCGGTCAAAATTCTTATAATCGCTGTAATAACATTTTATTATCTTTTTTGCTTTTTTCTCGATTGCCTGGTGTAACTCATTTATATTATTATATTTCATATTAGCACCCCCCTTTAATCTTCTTCGCTTTCTTCTTCGTCAAGAATTGCCTGTATATCGTCATTGTAAAAACTTTCTTTATTTTCTACGATATAATCAATAAGTGCATCGATGTCGATGTGGTTAAATTCTTCAGAACATGAGTTATAAATATAATCAAAACTAACAATATTTCCATAACCGTTAAAAGTGAAGTAATTGCGGTTAGGGTTTGCGCTTGCTTCGTCACTGCTGTAATCATCTGAACCATAGTAAAAGCGGTTAAGCCAAGTAATAGTATCATTTTTACTATCATTAGAAATATATTCTTCTAAAGTTTCATAATCCATAATTTCATCATCAAAACAATTAACCATTGAGCAATATTCATTCCATACACTTATAATATCGCTGTCGTCCATGCTCTTAAATAATTCTAATAACTTTTCATTCATAATAATTCACCTTTTTAACCTTTCTTAACTGATTTAATAATTTTTAATAATTTAGGGTAAAAAAATAATGTTTTTTGTTCCCTTTGTTGAGTATATATTACATCTTATTTTTTAATAAGTCAATACATTTTTTTATTTTTTTTTATAAATTATAAAACAATTTTATAAGCACACAAGATATAGTATCTATATTTATTTACAATCGGGATTTACACAATATATAGATTATTTTTTTTATTTCCAGATAAGTATTATATTGACTTATTACAGTTAATTATAGATATCTATCTTATATACATTACAT